TAAAAGGCAAACACGCATTTCCCGGTTAGAACCGGGAGGGAAATATCTTGCAAGAGATATCATTCTTGCCCTGATGTAGCCTAACAGGCGGAAAATGGCAAATAAGAGCATGGAGCATTGTGACCGTGCAATGAGCTATGATATTGACGCTCGAATACGGTTGCCTTTAAGGATGACAAAAGTGCCCGGACACAAACAAAATAGGTTGCAAAATACCGAAAACGTTTGTTGTTCGTCCCCAAGCATTGTACGGCAGCAAGTTAGGGCAAATGCTGGCACATCAGACACTAACTAATGATAGTACCTTAAGAGTCTGATTGATCCTTAGAGTTAAGTAATAATATCAAACCTAATTAGTTAGTTAGGATTAAGTGGGGTTGTAAGAATGAGCCGGAAAAATGGATTCAGGAAAACGGCAGCGAATAGTAAGTCGAAGCCGTTAACTTGGGACGAGGTTAAAGGTAGGCACAGGGAGAAGTACCTTGAAGGATTGGCTTCTGATATTCTTAAGGGCAAAAGGCGGGCATGTTAAGGCACGGTAAATATACACGATGTCGCCCAGAGCCAAAACGGGTAATTTATTTGAGCAGCCCAAACGCGATAGATTTTGGCCGGACGATTTGGAGCTGGAGCCTGGAAGTCCGGAGAAAGCTCATATGCAAATGATCGGAGCGGACTATAATTCACGAGTATCAATAAAAACGGCTTAGAATCGAAACTGGAGCGTTTTTTTTTGCCATAACCTATAAGCAAAAGTAATAAAATGATAAGCAGAGCTAAAAAAGTGTGTTTTTGGGCGAAAAATGCGTAAAGACCGATTTGGAAGTCAAATAATGACTAAAAGAACGGAAAAGCAAAAGTATGCCATGCGGAAACTCACGCTGCGCGCCGTGATAGATAGGTTAAGAAAGGCGCACAAGAAGGAGCTGCGCGAAAAAGATAACTGCGTGAAATGGCTCCGGTGGAAACTATACGGCGGAATAGAGCCGCCGGGCCATAGACCTATTGTGGGCTTTGAAAAATCAGGAAGGCCTATATTCAAAGAGGAAGGGGCGCCGTTTTGGCGTGTAAAATAATAACTGAAAAAGGACAGAACCAATGAAATCAATAATTGCATTAGTAGTGAGCAGCATAATTGTGTCGGCAGCGGCGATGTTATTGGCGCGCAAAGGTGTTGATGAGCGTGTGATATTGGCGATTGTGGTTACCGCTGCCTATGTGCCATTGGTTATTATATTCCGCTACATTCTGCGGGCCATGTCAAGAGTCGAGGCTGATGGTAATAATGACTGAACCGAAGTTAGACAAAGATGCAATGCTCACAACGGAGGCGCGAAGGATAGTGTTTGACTGTCTAATGCAAGGTATTAAGCCAACAGAAGCCGCAAAAAAGGCGCATTTAAGTCCAGGATACGTCCATAAATGGGTAAGTGAATGTAATATTAATGCGTTGGTGCGGCAGGAAAAGGCGAAAAGCGAGGCGAAAACAGCGGAAAAGCTTGAAATCACGCGAGAAACGCAGGTCGCAAAATATCAGGCCAATTATGCCAAGGCGTTGCAGTTGGGCCAGATTTCCGCTGCAAATGGTGCTATTGCCGGTCAAAACGCGCTGTTGGGCCTTGATATCTTGCCTGCGGGCAATCCTGCGGACCGTGAGCCGGCGACGCGAGAGGAGCTGGAAGAGGCCCTTAAAGCATTGGATAAGCTCGAATCTAAGGCAAGGACGATACAATTCGAGGTCAACAAGAGGGTAGGTTAATGGCAACATGCAAGCAATGCGGTAGGGATATTGAACAGGTCGAGGGTAAGGTTGCCAAGCAGTATTGTAGCGCGGCGTGCAAACAGGCATTTCACCGGGCAACCCGTAACAGGCAACCCGTAACATGGCAACCCGTAACAGTCGGCCGGCAAGTGCCTGACGAAGTCGGTCCGCTTGATGTATACTCCGAGCACCGATGGGCATTTCTTCAGAGTCGCGGTCATGTGTGGGAAGGTCATCGCAGTACGCGACCAGGTCCGCACGGCAGCACGATCATAGGCGTAACGGTTCCCGGCGATCCGGCATATGAGGGAGTGGCGGCTTAATGGCTAAATGCAAGCAATGTGGTAGGGAGGTCAGGTATTGCAGTTCGCGGTGCTGTCTCAAGGACTATCAGGCGTTTGCGCAAGAATTTATCGGCCAGATATTGCCGAAAAAGAAATCGGACAAAGGCAAGTGAAGATGAACGAAGCCGACAAACTACGCGAAATAGCCGACAAGCTGTTTATCTGGCGTAAATCTATACCAGAGGACAAGAAAAATCCAGGAAGCTGGATTGCAACCAGATTGAGTAAGGAAGTCAAAGAGGCTGCTCGTGAATCTTTAATGTTGTTGGTTGAACATGATAATATCGACCTGCTATATAGGTGTTCTCGTTCCTACGGCGACAATAACGAGTGTAGAAATGCGCTATACCACATCGACGAAAATGTTCTGGTTGGCATGCGCAACAGGCCGCTTGACAGTTTTGTTGGTGAAGGCTATCTCATAGCGCTCCCCGGATTCATAAGCGAATTGCGTAGATGGGCGGATAATAAAAAACAATGATAATCGAACCCGACTACAACCGACTCGCGTGGATATCCGCTAAGCTGCATATCATCGACAAGCGCGGTCATTTTCGCTTATTGGCGCCGAACAACGGCCAGCTATTGCTCCATGCGGAGATGCAGCAGCAGCGAGCTCGTAATTTGCCGGTTCGGATTGTCCTGCTGAAGCCGAGGCAGGTTGGTTGGTCCACGTGGACGGAGGCCGAGGCGTTCCACGACGTTTACCATCAGCCCAATACTAATGCAATGGCGGTTTCGGTCGATGCCGATTCTACCGACGTCATATTCGGTATGGCCAAGCGCTACCACACGTCTCATCCCGAGCCATTACCGACCGACAATACCAATCGCAAGGCCATCATATTTTCCGACCCGCACAGATCGGCCTTTCACGCCCAGACCGCCGGCAAGGTCGGAGTTGGGCGGTCGTTCCAGGCCCGGTTTTTGCATTGCAGCGAGGTTGCTTTTTGGTCCGATGCGGCCACTCAATTGGCGGGCTTATATCAGATGGTTCCGGAGGATCCCGGTACGTATATCATTTTGGAGTCTACGGCCAATGGTATGGGTGGCGCGTTTTACGATACGTACATGGAGGCTAAGGAGCGGGTTGGCTCAGGCGATTTTCGCGGATTCAGGCCGGTTTTTTTCCCGTGGTACGAATTCAACGAATATTCCGTTGATCCGCCCGACGGCTTCGAAGCCACGCCGGAGGAGAGGCAAGAGGCCCAATTGCACTCGCTTACCGATGCCCAGCTTTATTGGCGTCGGCTCAAAATTCAGGAGTTAAACGGTCGCATCGACGTATTCCGGCAGGAGTATCCGGCGACGGATTTGGAGGCGTTCCAAACGTCAGGAGCGCCGGTATTTGACGCACAGACCATCGAGTTCCAGGCCAAGCACATACGTAGCGATATTCGATATGGTTTATTCGATCCGCACACGGGCACGTTCGAGGAGAATCAGGGCGGTTCACGGTACGGATGGGCCGTTCTGGACGATCCACGCGGTGAGGAGCACGTTATTGGTGCGGACACGCGGGAGCACAGGTTAAGCGATGATAAGGACCTCAAAAGCGAGCGGGATTACGACGGAGTCGTAGTATTGAGCCGCCATCCGTCGTTGAGGAGGATTAAGGCGATATTCCATGGGCGGATGGAACAAAAGGACTTGGGCTTACAGGTACTTGGTGCGGCTAAGCATTATGGGAGTCCGTGGGTAGTCCCGGAGGTCCCGCAGGGCATGATGGTATTACAGGTTTTGCGCGATGCCGGATACTATCGCATTTTCAACCGGCGGGGCAAGGATGAAACCTTCGACCCGGAGGATACCGACAATTTAGGCTTCCGGACAACCACGGCCACAAGGCACATGCTTGTCCACGAGACCATACCCTATTTGCGGACGCAGTCGATATTGATCCAATTTGAGGTGATAGTCAATGAGATGCGGACGTTCATTTATGATAAAATGGGTAAACCTATACACAGGCCGAGCAAGCACGACGATTTGTTATTCGGTCTGTTTTTGGCGATGATAGGTGATATATATTGCCCACGGTCGCCGAGGCCGGTCATTTTGCCGGCGACAACCGGCAATGCGGACGATCCGTCGTATCTTGACAGGTATCGCGATCCCGATATTGAGCTTTCTTATTCCGGGGCCGTAGACCCGTGGGAACCGGGCGATGACGACGATTGGGGGGAGGAGACGACGGTATGAGCGATTACATCATAGCGATTGCGGCATTGGTTGTTGTGTTGTCGTTTTGGTTTGGTTTATTGACCGGATATTTGATGCACCGGGCCGCGCACAGGGACGGCGTAAGGTTGATGGACCGGGTAAAACACGGCGAAATACCGTATGACGTGGAATACGAACAAAATTTAGGGCAAACAACTACGGGCGGCAATTTCGAGCCGTTATTTAATAAGGGGTAATTATCATGATGACTCACACGCAAATCAATGGTTATGTGCCGTTGCGCAGTTCCGATGTTACGGCGGATGACGACGCATTGGTTCCGGAGACGTTGGGGGCGAATATGCTGTCGGATTTCACCAACCGGGATTGTTTAGATCTGGATGAGGCGTGGAACAACGGCGAGATTATATGTTGGGCCGAAGGCGTGGACAACGACACATTCGGCGTTGAGATATGGGGGTTGGCCAAGGGGCCGTATACCCGCAGGATAGGGACTTTAATGGCCGATATTACGGGTACATTGGGTACGGCCATTGCCGACGTTAGCAATCCGGACAATACATCAAGGCTGTTTGCCGACGATATGACCATTAGCGAACAATACCATCTCACTGACATTAGCGCTCACGACAACAACGATAATCGTATTTGCAAGCTCACGGTGGATTTCAACGGCTTGTCGGGTTTGTGTGCGCGATTTTACAACGTGGGCGGGGCCGGTGAGGCCGAACGTATTAACCTTTGGATGAGGCCATTTTAATGAAACGACGCGATTTTCTTAATTAGGGTCTGATGTGTATAAATAAATAAGTCACTTGTTTTGTTTCCTGGGGGGGAAGCAATTGGCTGAAATAGCCGGACAACCAGTTAGTAGTGATTTGGCGGAAATGAGCCTGCTCGACCGTTGCAAGGCCGTTGAGCAGGCGGGCATGGCCGTAACCAATTCGTGGGCCGCGTTGTGGTCCGAGGCGATATCATATTTCCTCAGCCAGCAGCTTAAAGGTTACAAGCGCCACAAGAATTGGGAATGGGTCGTGCTTAATTATTTATGGCCGTCGATTCAAGCCGAACTGGCCAAATTGAGCCGTAGGTTCAAATTCGTCGCATCGCCCATCGAACCCGGCGATACGGATATTGCCGAGGCATTGCAGGGGTTTTTGCAATGGCAATGGGATACGGGGTTAAAGCAGGGGGGCATGAGGAGGGAGAACATCAAATGCCTGTTGTGCGGCAAACTGTACGGCTACTGGATTTCCAAGATTTATTGGGATCGGAAGATAACGTGGAGTTCCGAGCAAAGGCAATGGCTGGGCGACGTCAAGCACAGGCTTTGGCATCCCGCGTTTTTTTGGGCATCGGACAAGGAATACATCAATGAAGGCGATTGCGGCACGGTCAGATATTTGGAGTTAGAGTATGCCCAATCGTTGTGGCCGAAGAAAAAGAAGGTATTGAAAGAGCAATCGGTAGGTTACGCCGATATGATTAGGCACATAAGCCACGGCGATACCATCCACGGCCAGACCTCGCATCAGGGCACTTACCCATCGAAAGGCACGGGCGACGTTGACAGCCATTCCGCCGACAAGCTCAGCAGTACGCTGTTGTCTCTTGTAGTTTCCGAGAGTACGCAGCAGGGCAATAGTACGGACGTCAGGCGTTATTGCCGGATCAGCGAGCAGTATTTGAAGAATTACAAAGAGAGCAACAAGCAAGAGGAGTCGCCGGCCGACCCCGCCGTATTGATGGAATCCGGCCAGCTTATCCAGGACGCCGTAACCGGCGGCTATATGGATCGCAACGGCTTGCCGGTAACAAGCGAAAACTGGCCCGTCAACGTCACGGAATGGCGGGAACCCGATTATCCTAACGGCCAGTATATTATTCGCAACGAGGACGAAATTCTCAACCCCGACCCCGATACGCAAATATACCCGCACAGCCGATGGCCGTTTGTCGTATGCCCTCATTACCTCTTGCCCTTTATGTGGCAGGGCAGCGACGCCATAAGCCTGTACCGGGACACGCAGGACAAAATCAACGTAGCGGTAAGCCATCTCTTTAACAATGCCAAAGAGTTCGGCGATCCGAAAATAGCCGTCGAAGAGAACGCATTGCTCGTAGACCCCAGAAATGCGAAAAAGAAGTACGAGATACTCAAAGGCGCCGGGGCGATCATTAAGCTTGTTCGGGGCGGGCTGAGCCGGTTTAAGGTAATCGAACCGAAGGCTCCCTCCGCCGCGCACATGATGATCTATCAAATGATGGTGCAGGAGTTCAAGAATATTCAGGGTATGCAGGATATTGCCTTAGGCAAGAAGACTACCGGGGATACGACGGCCACCGAGGCCCAGCACCTTGCAATGTCGGCCAATGACAGGATTAAGCTGCAAAACCTTTTCCAGGAGGAATGGGCAAGGGACCTGATACGGTTGGTTGCCGAAATGGATCAGTATTATTACGAAGCGGGCCGTGTAGTGAGGGTTGTCGGCGACGATATGATGATTGGCGCCGTACAAATCACCGACCGTTCCAAAGAAGCGAAGTTTGACGTCAATATTGAGCCGACCGAGGGTATGCCGTGGGACGAGGAAAAGCGCATTCTTCGATACGAGAAGGCTTATACGATACTACAGGACCCGCGACCGAATCCCCTGCTGCCGGAGTACTTGAGGGTTTTGCAGATAACGGCGTGGCAGAAGATACTCGAAAAACACGAAAAATGGCAGGATTGGATAGGCTTCGAGCAGTTAATCGAGGCCGTCGAGGCGGGGCAACTCGCGCCCGAGCAGGCATTACAAATGCTCATAGAGAAGGCCCGGCAAAGAATTATGTCGATGCAGGCCGTTGGAGATGCAAGTAATGGCAACAGCGATAGCAGAAAAGAGTCCGCCTAAAGTAATGGGCGTGGACCAATGGGACGCCGAGAACGCGGCTGACGCGCTTACTCGCAGCTTTGAGATCAAGAAGGACGACAAGCTGTTGAAGGCGGCGCTCAAGGTCATAAGGGACCGCCAGCAGGCGGCGAAAAAAGCCCTCGGATGGGCTGGGGAGCTGACAAACTGAAATAAAACGCCAAAAGAAACGCGGGCATCAGCGGGAGTAGCTACCCGTTAGTGCTGTAACCACGAAACAAAGCTCGTTACAGGGGCTTCAGTGAGAAATCATTGAGGCCCCTTTTTCTTTTGGCATTAAGCGTATAAACCGCCAACGCAGAATAAGGTCCAGGCGACAAACTTCGAGCAAAGCGGATCAATGTAGAGTGTGGAAAGAACCATGCGTTCAAACGCAAGCACCGAAAGGAAATGTGAATAATGGAAACTGATTTGGAAACTAAAACGACAGAAGACGTAGCAGAAGATTTGGAAACCCAGGAAACGGAAGATACATCCAAGACCGATGAAACAAAACCGGACGATTGGGACAAGGAGCGGCAGAAAGAAGATTTCGACCGTGCTAATTCGCGATATCGCCGCGCCGAAGCCGAGCTTGCTACCATGACCGAAGCCAACGAGCGAGCGAATGTAAAACTCGCGGAACTCGAAGAGCAGGTCAAAGCTCTTACCGACAAAAAGACCGACGAGCAACACAGGCTCGACGAGATGGACCCCGAGTTCGTTGACGAGAAGGTGGCTAACAACATCAAGCGCCTCGAACAGCGGATCCGGGACAAGGAAAATCAGTTGGCTGAAATCGGCGACAAGATTTCCCGGTACGAGCAGCAGCAGGCGGAAGCGGAGGCTAAGCGCAAGAGCGAAGAAGCCAGAGAAGAAGTCCTTTCGACCGTTGAATATTCCTTCGAGGAGCACGGTATAAGCGGGGCGGCCAAGTATCGAAGCGAGGCCATTAAGCTTGCCGACGAATTAGTTGACAGCGGCGAGGTTAAGCGGCCCACAAGTCTTACGGCCGCCGTAAAGCTGATGACCAGGTGCTATATCCAAGTCAAAAACAAGAAAGAGAAAAAGACCAAAACAGTTCCCGTTGACACGGGCAAAGGCGGAGCCGTTCAGGCGGGGGCCAAGAAAACAGGTATCAAAAAAGGTTCCCTCGACGATGTGGCTGCGCAGATGCTCGAAGACACGTCATGGCTCGAATGATCATGGCGGGAAGGGAAACTTAAATGCCGAATACGGATTTAGATAAGGCAACGAGAGAGTTGTTCGTGAAAGGCGAACCCCTCGATCAGGCGTATATGCGCACGCCGATCATTGAGGAAATCAAGCGCAGGAACCAAATAAATTATACGGGCGGCAAGTACATCGAACGGCTTATTGACATGGACACCATCGAGGATCAGGTCCAGGTCTACGACACGAACGATGCGCTGACCGATGAGGCACAGGAAACCCTTGAGAAACCGCAGTTCTTGTGGCGAAAAGGCCAACTGCCGCTGCGTTACAACGTGGATGCCGAACTCCAAAACATTCACGGCGACAGCACGGTCCAGTTGGTTAATCTCGCCAAGCACCTGCTCGGTAAGGGCATGAGAGACCTCAAGAAGTGGTGGGAAAAGGCGATGTTCAACGACGGCAGCACTACGGGTGTGGCCGACGGCAACACGAAGAAGTGGCAGAGTCTTGTTTCGGCTCTGGACCACGACGTCACTTACGGAGGTCTTACCCGGTCATGGTCGGGCAATACCAACGACGAATGGCAGGGCGCCGATCCCAGCGGTCTTAATGAGTCTGTCAGCTCAAGCACTCAGGGAACCGCCACTACGTTGAGTAAGGGCCGTTTGCAGAAGTGGATCAACGAGACTTCGGTTGCCGATTGTATGGAATCGCCCGAAGACCTGATGATTGTAATGGGACCTCAGCTCTGGGACAAGCTCGCCACGGAAATGGAGGCGCACTCCATGTACAAAGAGGGCAAGAAGCAGAGCCAGGGTATTACCAGTATGTACTTCAACAATCACGAAGTCGTAAGCGTTCCGTATCTGCACCGCAGCTCCACTACCCGTACTTGGGTGTTCATTCTCAATCTGAAGTACTGGGAGTTCCGCATTCACGAACAGCGCAAGGAAAAGCTTACGCCGTGGGTGTGGCAGGGCGACCGTTCGGGCGGCCATGATTACTGGCTTGCTCGAATAATGTGGGCGGGGAATTTTCTCTGCTGGAAACCGAAATCGTCTCTGTGGCTGTCGAACGTCTCTTAAAGAACTCAGAAAGGAGTTTATAACTTATGGCTAATATGGCACTTACAAAACTCACCTTATACGACCGTTGGCCCGGCGATCCGGAACCCGGTTTGATGTATCCGACCCGGACCAATGCGTGCGGCAGTAACGGCAAGGGGTGGGACAACACTAATGACAATTTTTGCAGCGGCGACGACACGCAGCGCGCGTTGAATGCGGCCCCGGCGACGGGTTCTCGCATTCCTCTCGGCCAGAAACGGCGAATCTACTATGACAGCACGGAGAATCCGGGATCGTACACGATGATGTACCTCGCTTTCCATTGTCACAGCGCCGCCTCTACGTATTGCGACATATCGAAAGATTTCTCGGACGGCAACTTCTGGTGTGCTCCGGCAGGCGTGGGGTGTATTTCCGCCTCCGAGTACGCAGATACGTCCAAGGGGCCGTACTACGTCGTGGGGCCGTGTTATACCGGTACGGATGTAACCAAAGGTTCTCCGATGTGCATTCCGTGTTCGACGAATATTCGTAGCGACGGCACAACCGCAGCCACAAACGGTTACGGCGATGGTTGTGGATGGTTCCTTGTCGGCGGCGTTATGCCGATAAACGACATAACCATTCTGGATAACGGCGCAGACGGAGCGGGCAAGGGTGCGGAAATCACCTGTGCCTGTGAACGTGGCTCGTGGATGGCCGAAGTTACCGGCGGCACGGCGCTGATAATGGCAACGGATATGTCCGACCTCGCCGACGCAACCGACGTGGCGGGAACCGGCAAGGACATGGCAGGTATGATCCAGGGTTGGTGCTGCGGTAGCTCGGTCTAAGCCCAGAAAGGAGGTCTACTATGTTATGGATTGACGGTACTCTCGGCAGAGTAGCTATTACGCACGGCCAGGGAACGACCCGTGAAGACGGGTATATAGATTTCTCTAACGATGTGTCAACGGGCAACACTTTCCCGACGACGCTAAGCCGGCTGGTCACTTTCGGCGGGCACGTTTCAGTTTGTGCCGACGCGGCTTGTGTGTCATCGGGTTTCGGTAAACCGATTACCAATATGTCCGTTTGTAACGGATATTTGGAGATCAGTGTGTCTGATATTACCGAGGGCACGCTTACCGCTGAGGCCAAGATGACGTACCACGCGGTTGGATGGTAAAGGTTAGCTTCTCGACACTTCCGGCCCGCCCGTTGTCTTTTTTCGGCGCGGGCGGGCGGAGGTTTATTATCGGGGATATATATGTCTAACAAAATCAGAACTGGATTCGCCGCTGGATACAACCTGTACGCTACTATCAGGCAGCCGACTACGGGTTATATCTGGAATACGAGCTCGCAGGCTTTCGAGGCTTGCGCGGCGGCCAGTATTACCGATTACGATATAGCCCTTACCGATTCCGGAATGGGTTATTATCTCGGCGATTTTCCATCGGCCATAGCCAATGATACGTATGACATTCAGGTATATGAGCGCGTAGGCGCTGCGCCATCGACCGACGATGTTCCTTTCGGCGGGCCGACTTCATATACGTGGAACGGCTCATCTCTAACGGCGGCTCCGTCTCCGGGTTCACCGGGCACGGCGCTTACGTGCAAGGATATGATAGACGAGATACAGCTTCGCATAGGCCGTCCCGACGCCGACACTCACGGCAATGAGATAGTCGATATGACGTGGTGTACGAGGGTTCTGAACGAAGCGCAGAGGGTTATCGTCCAGACGGTTCCGGGTCTGTCATGCCTTCACTTTTCCAACAGGTCTACTTTCGATACCACGGGAACGTACCAATATACGATCACTGACTTGACTTACGGCGATAGCACAACCGACCGTGGCGTTTGCAGAGTCACTGATGTTTGGTATCTCGACGGCAATCAGTCGCGGCAGCTTACTTTCAAACCGCGAGACGAATTCGACAGCGAACATCCGGATCCTACCCATTCGAGCGAAAGCTTCGGCAGGCCAAGCCAGTGGACTATGCGCAACAACACTACAATTGATACGTGGCCTTATTGTTCGAGCGGGTATTGGGACAAAGACATGAGGTTCGACGGCGATTTTTACCCGAAAGAATTCACGACCGACGTTACCGGGGCCAGCGATATCAGCATGTCTGACGAGGGCTTGATTTTGTATGGGGTATGGAAAGCGTGGCAAGTCATTGCCAGTGGCAATCCCGCTTTGGCCGGAGAGGTGAGATCGGCAAAGCGGGCGTGGTCCAATCCCGACCCAAGGGCGGGTGAAGACGTTGGCTGGCTTGAGAAGTTTGGGCGGCGTCACGAAATAATGATTGGATGGGATTCCAACTTGTATGGTTAAGCTGATTGCCGAAACCGGGGCAAGTCACAGGCAGTCTTACGCAAGGTCTATGGCCTTAATACACGCATCCTACAAGGCCGGGGCCGATGCCGTGAAATTCAGCGCGTTCCGGCCCTACGAGATGACCCTTGATAAAGACGAATCCCCGTTCGTCATAGAGTCCGGGCCGTGGGAAGGCTTGACGTTGTATAGCCTTTATCAGCAGAGCGCTTTGTGCTACGACTGGATACCCGATTTAAAAAGGGCAACGGAATCTTGCGGTATGGAGTTTATTCTTTCGGTCTACCATCCCGATACCGCCGCGCTTTTGAACGATTGGGGGATACGAACCGTTAAAATAGCATCGTTTGAAAGCGCTTATACCGAACTCCTTGAAGCCGTGGCCGATTCGCGCGCTACTGAGGTCATATTGAGCACCGGCGGCGCCTGTGAGGAAGACGTAGAACGCGCCGTGAAAATATTCTCACGCAAGAAGTTGACCTTGCTTCACTGCGTAAGTGCGTATCCATCCGATGACGCCGATATGAATTTATGTATGATTGCCGCAATGAGAGAAAGGTTCGGCCTGCCGGTAGGTCTCTCCGATCACAGTACCGGATTGACCGCGCCGGTGTCGGCAGTAGCTATGGCGGCTACAGTCATTGAAAAGCATATCAAGCTCGACGACGAAGGTCTGGACGCGGCGTTTGCAGTATTTCCCGATATTTTTGCAGCGATGGTCGCTGCTTGCAGGCAGGCCGTGGCAATGATAGGAACACCATGTTATACGTCAAAAAAAAGCTATCACAGGGATATGATTGAAGGCCAAATGCTGAGGAAAGTATGGTAGAAGATTGCACATGTGATATGAATTGCCCGGAAGTGCCGGGCGTCGGCAAGTTCACGGGTATATGTTGTGCAAACTGCCGGACTGCTCGCAGGGGATACCTGAATAAGGAGAACCAACACCTGTGGACGGACGAAAAGGGTTTTCTCGGCGATAATGGGTGCAGGTTACCCAGGGGCCAAATGCCGCCCGAATGCAAGGCATACGATTGCAAGCACCGGAAATTTTACGTTTCTACGATACAGTACGCCGACTTGACGTTCGATGGCGAGAAATGGGTGCAGTCCCCGATATTCCAAAAGATGATGGTTGGGTGGGTCGGCGAGGACAATATAGAAAAGCTCGTTGCGGAAATCCGCCGACGGCTAATGGAGAAAGCCGATGAAACTCATGAGAAACAAAACGTTTAGCGCCATATTGAAAGATACCGCAAACAGGCAACATCTCATAGACTGCCAGCAGGCAGAGGCGGCGCAAGCCGAATTTAACCGACGGCGCGAATTAGACGCCGCCGAGATAAAAAAACTCTTAGCCGACAACCATTCATTAAGAACACAGATTGGGAGCAAAAGATAATGAACAGCACGCTCGATAAAGCTACGGTGTTGATAACGGGGGGGACCGGAACGCTCGGCAGGGAGTTGGTAAAGCACATAAGTTATTCCTTCTCGCCCAAAAAAGTCATTGTCTATTCGAGGTGCGAGTACAAGCAGTCTCAAATGGCGGCCGGGCACAAAGACCTTCCGTGGCTGAGATTTCACATAGGCGATATTCGCGATTACGACAGACTGAAATGGTCGTTGCGGGGCGTCGATTATGTAGTTCACGCCGCCGCCATGAAAAGGATAGAGACCTGCGAGTACTCGCCGATGGAGGCTGTCAAGACCAACGTAAACGGCAGTGCGAACGTCGTTCGGGCGTGCCTTGATAACGATGTTAAAAGGGCCGTTCTTGTAAGCACCGACAAGGCGTGGAATCCCAAAAACTGCTACGGAGCGACCAAGCTCACCGCAGAGAAGATGTTTCTCGCGGCCAATTCGTACAATCGCACGGAATTCAGAATGATACGATATGGCAACGTGTTGAATTCCAGAGGATCGGTGGCGGAATTATTTCTCAAATTAAAATCCGAGGGTGTGAAGGAGTTCCCGATAACGCATCCGGAGATGAGCCGGTTCTGGATAACGATACAACAGGCGGCCCAGTCCGTCCTTACGATTCTGACCGCAGAAGCCGGCACGCCGCCGATTTACATACCGAAGCTGCCGTCAATGAAGATTACCGATCTTGCCAAGGCGATAGAGTCGGATTGCACCTTCAAAATAATCGGCGTGACGGAGGGCGAGAAGATTGCCGAAGGTCTGTGCGACGGCTACACATCAGATAAGAATGACTGGTGGATGACCGCAAAAGAAGTAAAAAAAATACTCAAAATTTCCGAAATTCCTATTGACATACATCAATAATGTTGTAATATTGCACAGTAGCATGAGCGCGTTAACCGATAGCATGAATCAATCCACAAGAGGCCGGCGGTCCATAGCTCCGCTATCGAGGTATGCGCTCAGGCCGTCGGCCTTTTATTTGCGAGAAAGGAGTTAACGCAAAATGGCTCGCAAATGCACACTCAGACATACCAATGGTTTATCATGGCGATTTGAAGATGGCAAGCCGGTAAGTACGTTGGCCGACGAGGTGGTAAGGGAAGTTTTCCTTGCGGAAAAACAAAAAGATCGGGGCAAAAGGGGGGGGCCACCAGCAATAGACCTGTCATTTCTCAAAAAACGCACTTCCATAACATACAAGAGCGAAAAGTATTTTGTGCCCTTTTTTGCCGTGTATGCGTTTAGAAGCGCTCATCATCTTAACCCATGCACAGTCAAGATGAAGATGTCTCGATTAGCTTGCCCATGTTATATTGTAAATAGAAAATATTGCGTACCGGCCGATGAGTGTGGAAATAAAATGTTACTTATCACGCTACCACATGAAGATGCGTATTACTCAACAAACAGTTCGGGCAAAGAAATGTTAGCTGTTCTGAATTATAAAAGTTCACATGTATTCGATCTGGCAAAACAAAACAATGCGGCCTTTGTGCCCGCCAACGGGCAAGTAAAAACAACTAATGTGGGAGTGCATCCATTGATTGATGCTCACTTGTTAAATGCTATGAATTATGGCAATCAATATAAATTGCTATTAGAGTTTGGTTTTCCCGGACATTATAGCACCGCCAACGTAGTAATTAAATCTGTGTACAATGGAATCTTGCCTGTCGAGGTTCAGCAGTTAGTTCACAAGGCCAAGCGCGAATACACGGATGTTGTTTTGGTTAGTGAGGCTGCATGGGAAAAACCTGAAGTATCCGACATCAGTCCGGTAGACCCGTTGATTATTGGGTTAACTGACGATCGCGCTGATCTTTTGTGCAAATTTGAAGAGACGATAGAAGAACATTATATGAGCAGCGAATTTACGAAGGGATGATGGAACATGAAATCAACCGAAAATCACCAAGTATCCGACAGGTATACACACCAAGATGCAGATGGGCTGTTATGGCGGCTTGAAGAGGGCCGGACGATAAGCCAGTTAGCCGATGAGGCTTGCGATGAAGTGTTTTCGCAACAACGGAAAGGAAAAAATGGGCCTCCTAAAATAGACTTGTCCTTTCTAAAAACACACACAACCACGAGTCGTAAGGGAGAGCAATACATTGTGCCGGAGTTTGGCGTATATTCATTTAAGGGCGCACATGCTTTGGAGCCGTTTATCATTAGGATGGCCACTAAAAAGGCTCAGAGGCCCCTGTATATTATACAGCGGAAATATCGTATTGATGCGGATATGTGCAACAAGAAAATATTACTTGTTGAGGTGTCCGGGGATAATAACTATTATCCAAAAGACGGCCTTTTTTGCGTTCCCGATTATCAGCAAGCAACAGAGATTGATCTTGATGGGATGGATGTTTCTTTGATAGAGGAACAGGCGGTGTATAGAGAGGTGTGTGTGGATACGCACCCGCTTATCGAGAAGCATTTACTGCGGGCTATGGATAGGGATAATCAATATATAAGCTTAAAGGGCTTTTTCCGTGCAGCGGGTTGCCATGTAAACACAATACAGATTAGGTCAATGTATACGGGCATTTTACCGGTTGAGGTTCAGCAGTTGGTGCATAGGGCTAAACGCAAATACCGTGATGTTGTGTTGATTGCCGAGGCCGTCTGGTCTGAGGCCGAGGTAGAAATTTTGCCGGTAGATCCCTTAATTGTCGGGTTAACTGACGATCGCGCTGATCTTTTGTGCAAATTTGAAGAGACGATAGAAGAAAATTATATGAGCAGTGAATTTGCGAAGGGATGATGGAACATGAAAATGCGACGAAGAGCTTGTTCTAATCGCAGGAAGCGGCGCAAGCCAGCAGTGGGAAGACATGGAAGCCTTTCTGTGTTGTATGAATGGGGAGTCGCCACGCGCACGCTACCTCGGATAGCGTGGAGTGCGTGGCGGTTAATTCGTTGGTTGTTTCCGACCGAATGGGATATTAGAGTCCGTGACACGATTGAATGGGCATCTCTGTATCCGTCCTATCGCATGTTTATTGTTCGTCGAGCCAAAGGAATTAACTCCTGTGCTGATTGCATTTTTCGCCATTGGTTGCCATGTGGCGAGTGTGAAAATTGCGATGGAACTCCACGGACTTGGTGGGCAGGTCCAGACTATATAGTTGCTAAGTACGTCGCTATGGCGCGGAGATTGCGATTAGGGCAATGAAAGGAACGATGAAATGAACCTATTTTCCCGTATAGCAATAGGAACGGCGAATTGGGGCCGGGAATACAACGGCGTCAAAGTCTCCGAAAAGGAAATCGGCAAGATACTTGGGTATGCGCAGTGCAACGGCATCGACACCTTAGATTGCGCGACGGCTTACGGATGGGATTGGACGCGGGCCAATTCGTTTTTCAATGTTGTAGTGAAGATTCGGTGGCACGATGATAGGGAAAAGGTAGAGGCGACGCATCCATATTGTATCATGAGGCATCATGTCGAAGACGGCGAGTTTTTTGGTCCAACATACGAGGGGCGTTGGGGAATATCATGTTATCAGCCACGCGACTTGAACGTGAACGCCGACCCCGACGTAATACAAGTACCTTATTCGTTGTATGATAGAAGGTTTGACGAAGTGATAGAGCGGTTTAAGGGCGAAATCCATGTTCGTTCCATCTTCCTTCGCGGCAAAATCATCGCCGACGGCATACCGCCGGAAGAATGTGTAAAATTTTGCCTCGCAAATCCGCACATCGACAAGATTATCATCGGCGTCGATAGCGTCGATCAGCTCCAAAGAAGCCTCAATTTCATTCATCTATGGAACCCACTTGAAAAACATGACGAACAATTATTGGATCCGAGAAAATGGTAAAAGTGATTTATGCTTTCTGGGCAGTTAATGCGATCTTGCTTGTGGTTTGGTATCTCAGGGCTAAGGGCCACATGAAGAGAGACGGTTATGTCTCGTCGGGTACGTTCGACGCATTTTGGTCCTGTTTGTTGCTGGCGGCAATATTCTTGCCGCCCATAGGAACGTGTTTTTTGATTTTCTGTATTATTACGAAAGAGTACGAATAGATGGGCTTGTTAAAACGTTATAGAACATGGAAAAGGCGTAACAGGTTTTTGCGTAAACCTACTTCGGCGCGAGAGAATATTGAAGCCGACATACGCGATGTTCTTATTCGGGTATGTCCTGCATTTATATATTCCAATACCGGAGGGGGCGCAATCTGGCATAAATGTCTTTGCGGGGATAAGCCATTTCAGGCAGAGCATCTGCATCCATGTAACGATGAGGGCAGATATGATGAGTGTACCTGTGTTTGGCACATGACGGATACATGCCATAGGGGCACATGGGCGGAGCTTAATTTCGTGAAATCCCAGGCAAGTAAAAAGGAGAACTAAAATGGACGCATACCCAAAAATTCAAACGGTATACAAGCGAGATATGGCCAACAATGGCAAAATCATCGACGGGGACTTTTCTTGTCCCGAATTTAACTATCTCAAGGACAATGATTGGCTGTTCACAGAGAAGGTTGACGGTATGAATATCCGTGTTAATTGGGTTCGAGGCAAACAACGGTCGTTTGCCGGCAGGACTGATAACGCACAGATACCGGCCTTCCTGTTCGCTAAACTTGAGGAGCTTTTTCCACTTGAGAAAATGGATAAGGGAATCACCAAGGCTGATTCTTTGTGTCTTTACGGGGAAGGGTACGGGGCGAAAATTCAAAAGGGCGGGGGGAATTACAACCCCGATGGTGTTAATTTTGTTCTGTTTGACGTCCTTGTCGATGGTTGGTGGCTGCGACGTGACGATGTTGAGGCAATTGCGATGGCATTGGGCATAGGCGCGGTTCCCATTTGTGGCCACGGGACATTGCTTGAGGGCATATCAATAGTTAGGGATGTAGGTGTTGTCTCTCGGTGGTCAAGACACACAAGCTTTCTTGCCGAGGGATTGGTCATACGTCCTTCCGTTGAGTTAAAAGGGCGCAATGGCAACCGTATTATCACCAAAATCAAGCATAAGGATTTTGGCACGAAGAAACATTAAACAATTAAGGAGAACCAAAATGGAAAGAACAAAGGAGAACCAATGATTATTACAGAATCCGAAATGTATTGGCTTACAAGGCTGGACGCCCTTAATAACATCTTTGGGGCAGTTGCCATAATTGGCGTTATCGTGGGACTCATGACATTATACCTTGTAATGTTCCTTGGTGGCGACCAGGAGTGGTACGAACGCAATACAAAACGGGCACTTGAGTTACTGTGTTTGGGGTTGTTGCTTATCTTGATAGGGTGTACCGGGCAGTGTTTCGTCCCAACTGCAAAGGAAATGGCGGCTATTAAGCTAATTCCTGCTGTGTCTAAAAACGAGAATGTTCAAGAGTTGCCTAATAAAGTGGTAGATTTAGCGAATGAATGGTTAGACGAATTAAGACCTAAATCCGACAAGGAGAACCAATGTCAATGAATAGATTACCGGAACAAGTTAATACCCTGTCAAAGCGGGCGTGCGTTCATACGATAAGCCATCCCCGCCTTTTCGTCAAAGGCAAGGGCTGTAAGGCGTGGGACGCCGACGGAAAGGAATACATAGACTGGCCGTGTTCTCTCGGCGCGAACCTTCTCGGCCATGCCTACCCGTCTGTCGTGGAGGCTATTAAGAGCCAGGCAGAAGAAGGTACGTTGTTTTCCCTCGAACATCCTAAAGTCGGCGAGTTGGCCGAATTGATTCACGATACCATACCCTCGATGGAAGCCATGAGATTTCTCAAGACCGGCAGCGAGGCTTGTAGCGCGGCGGTGCGCATAGCCCGCGACTACACCGGACGCTGGCCCGTGATAGTGTGCGGCTATCACGGCTGGCACGAATGGTACAACTGCACAACTCCCAAGAACGCGGGGTCCGTTACCCAAGACGTTACTTCTGTTAAGTGGGGTGATTTCGCCGGTCTCAAGCGGTTGGTTGACGAGAAAAAACCGGCGGCGTACATGCTCGAACCCTACATCTATCGGGACGAAGATACCTGCAAGAAGTATCTCCAACAAGTGAGAAAGCTGTGTTCGGCCAACGATGTTGTTTTGATTTTCGACGAGAACGTCACGGGATTCAGGAGTAGGAAGATTACCGCACAGGAGACCGTTAAGGTCCGGCCCGATCTTACATGTCTCGGCAAAGCGATGGCCAACGGAGTTCCAATGGCCTGCGTCGGCGGCAAAAAAGAGATCATGGACGTGTTGAAGGCGGACTGTTTCGTGTCATCGACTTACGGCGGCGAGTTGCTCGGCATTTCCGCCGCCCTTGCCACTCTCAAGGTGTTGAAGGAAGAGCCGGTGTATCATCATCTTGAAATGATGGGCCAGAAGCTCAGGGTGGCGTTCAATAACTCGGCGACGTCATTCAGCCGGCACGATACTACCGAGTGCATCGGCCAGCCACAGAGGACGTTCTTCAAGTTCCCGACCGCCGAACACAAAGGCGCGTTCTGGCAATATTGTGTAGAGCGCGGGATATTCTTCGGCTTCGCACAATTCGTAACGTTCTCCCACGACCAGACGTCGGTTGAGAGGACGACGGCGACGGTGCGGGAAGCCATGTACGCACTGAACAAGTATTGGGACAGGCCGCAGGAAATGCTCAAAGGCCCGGCGCCGCAGGAAACACTGAGAACAATCGTTCTTCCGGAAAAGAAACCAAAAGCAGCCAAAGAGCCGGAACAACCGCGCGGTGCCGAGCAGAAGGCCGCGTTCGATAACGCGCAGGAGATTCGCCCCGACTCACCCAAACGCAAAAGAGGTAGACCAAAAGGAAGTAAGAATAAGAAATGAAGCTTGAAGTCCTGACAAAAGACGATTGCGAGCAGGCTCGTATCTGGCGCAATGAGTGCCTTGTGAGTCTCCGGACGCCGTATCCACTGACGAAAGAGCAGCAGGAGCAATTCTATCACGATGTGATATGTAACCGCAATAGTCCTCACAGGTATTGGGGGATACACGAGGACGGTGTGTTTATCGGCATGGGCGGCCTTACGAACATCGCGTGGGAAAGCCGCCAGGCGGAAATATCCTTAATACTCGATCCGGCAAAAAGAGGCGAATGTCGCGGCAAGCAAGCCGTCTACCTTCTTCTGGATCGTGCGTTCAATTACCTGAACTTGGATCTGGTATATGGAGAGTGTTATTACGCAAACACAACTGGCCAGCACTTTTGGAAGACGATTGTTGGTGACTATCACGGCAAGTCATCGGATTTGCGCAAAGGCAAATATTGGAATGGCAAGACTTCCATGACTATGTATTTTGATATCGAAAAAGAAGAATTCCAGGCGTATGAAGTGCGGAGCGCATAAAGGTAGGGTTATGTTAACAAAACGCCAAGCACGGCCTGATGGACAAATAGAACTTGGAAGCTATAAAGGCAAGCTGATTTTGCGCGTAGTGAATGGCGGCATTGAGGTATATGAGCGCAAGCAAGTCATCACACACAAGGAAGCCTTGAAGATACTAAGGAAATGTCTATGAAAGTCTTAGAACCATTAAAATGTTTATGTTGTTCGACCGTAATACCTGCGGGTAAGTCTGTGACTGTGTACGCAAATGCGGGAGACAAAGTCGGCAAAGAGGTGTTGTCAAAAAATAGGATGTATATACAATATGGACGTGGTATTCATAAAGTTAAGCGGTCGGCGTTTCGGCGATGTACGTTGTCAAGTTTTTAGAAATGACTTCCTTTCCTTTAGCGAAAGAATAAGGGGCGGAATATGAATACGATACACACATGCACGAATTGCGGTTATTGGCCCCCAAACGCATGGGGTTTGGATGTAACCGAAGGCTATGAATCTGCCGATACGCCCCGGCGGCTTACGGTTCCAGTTTGTATGTCGTATTCACATAATGGGAAGCCAACTTGTACGGATTTAGACGGTAACTGCACAAGCGGGTGGATACCATTCCAGAAGGGCGGAAGGCGAAGTGTATAGCTGCAATGAAGCCTTTGGTTTTTGGAAAAAGATAGCAAACGTATCGGAGAACGAGCGTGGGTGCTGGGTGATTCTTCCAAACAGAAAATTATGGGGAGGCATATATCATAACAGTGCATATTTCTCATTCGACAGAGACGATTTTAGGCCCCTTCTGCAAGCAGGTCGTGCTGTGCGGGAGAATTCCCCGCTTAAATCCGAAACGGCGGCTCATGTTGCTTGTCTATTGCACATTAAACCAGGTGAAACCATATAAGCCGTAGTAATTTTTACGAATATGCGATATTCCAATGAATATTACGAGGAATTAAATGAGATACTCGACCGTTTTGGTGTGCCGTCCAATGATTACGAAACAAGAGAAAAGGCCGAATGGGAGGGATTGCGCGCCCTACAAGGGGAATGGAGAGATGTAGTTGTCAAGTTTTTAGAGTGGGCGGGGTACAAGCCAGGAGAAGAAAATGGCGAATAAATTAACACTGAGGCTGAATCAACTGACACCACTATACAACGACTTGGATATAGCCTATTCACAAGCCATGAGCGGCCCTTATGAAGACGTGTCTTATCGCGGCGACGATTGCGAAGTTGTTGCCGGACTTAAAGACGGCCGGATAACAGGCTTCTGGCGGCCTATGGTGGCTGTCGGCGACGACAAAAGCCTCAAGCTGCACATCGAACGCCTATACGATATTTCCCGCGACATTTATTATATGGACTTTCTCGCCAACGGCAAGGTATCCGTGGTAAGCGAGTTTCTTCTTCGTCGCGGCTATAGGGCAAGGCCGGTCTATTTCCAAGTGATAGATTTAGAGAGGTCTATGGGGGAACTCCACGCGGGCATTCGCAAGAGTTACAAGTCATTGGTCACTAAGACTGGAAACATCGACTACGGGCAGATAGAAGACTATGTCCTGCCGCATTCAATGCACGGCGGGCGTGAACGACCCGACCCAACATGGAAGATTCAACAGGGCATGATAGACCGGAGTGAAGCTTTTTGTCTGACGGACGGTCCCGATGCGGCGGTGTTAATATACTGCAAGGATGCCGCGTATTATGCCGGTGGAAGGTCGGGAAAGCAAAATACCCACGCCCTTCTCTGGCAGGGAATTGTAAGATCACAAATACGCGGGGCAAAGACGTTCGAGGTCGGCGAGATAGCTTTTCATTCCGGGCACACAATGTCCGACGGGGCCAGAGCGGATAGCAAGTACGTCAATATCAGCGCCTTCAAAAGGGGTTTCGGCGGCAAGACGGTAACGCGATTAATATTGGAGATGCAAACATGAGAATAGTCTACATGACAATAGGTTGTATCGGCAGCGGCAAGTCAACATGGGCGCGTAACTTCGTTAAAGATAAGCCCAAGACAAAGATAGTATCGCCTGATGCGTTTCGCAAGATGCTTAACGGCGAATATGAATACCACGTCGAGCAGGACGATATTATCACCGAAAGCTGTTTCGATACCGCACGGCACTTGCTTGACGCCGGATACGACGTGATTATTGATTGCGGCAATCTCACGCGGGCGTCGGACCGCAGAAGCAAATGGAAAAAACTGCCGGCCAATAAATTTATTGCCGTAATCATGCCGCAAAAAGACGTAGAGTGGCACGTCAACAACAGACTGAAGAAGCCGCATTGGGACAATGTTGACTGGCATGGCATAGCCAAGGCGGAAAAGGCAGCGTATGAAGCGCCCGCCGACGGCGAATTTGACACAATTATTCATGTAAAGGAGTTTTGAAATGAAAAAAGGAATTTTAATTGGAATATGTTTGGCGCTCTGCCTTGGAGCGGTTCCGCAGCGTTACTGGCAGGACGTAGTGCCTAAATGCAGTCAGCAATGGCTAAATGCCTACGGCTACAACCCCGACGCCGTGCTGGCCTACAGCGCGTGGAAGCACGAACAGGAAATTAAGGTGCTCAATAACAGGCTGGTAGCCCTGGAAGCAAGGGTCAAGAATCTGGAACCCACGGACCCGAACGATCAATAGCAAAGGAGTGCAGATGTCAAAGATACTTATTCTCACAGCGTCCCCGATTCGCGACGCTATCGTGGACGAATTGTTGTCCGAAGAGTTGGCAAAACGTGGCCACGAAGTCTCTATCCGTCCCTGCCTGAGGGAAGGCCGCGCGGCGGTTATCGAAGTCATGCCGGACGTTGTAGTTGTTCCGCCCATAAGAAATCCGTATTCACGGGATTTTACAGATACCCTGAAACATTGGGGGCTGGGGGTAGTGAGCCGCCACACCGAACCTTCATGCGATAAGGCCGATTTCGAGAAGATGGAGCCTTGGCAGAGGATGGATATATTCGGGAAATACCCGTATAATATCGACGCCGAGTTGGTATGGTCCGAGCAGGAAGCGGAGATTCTCGGCAGGAGAAAAGTATCTTTCGATGTAACGGCGGTTGGGGCATTTACTGTCGATGCCCACTTGAGGGCCGACGTTATAGACAGGTACCGAAACAAAGACGAATTCTGTAAAAAATACGGACTTGATCCGGAGAAAAAGACGCTGTTAATATGCTCGCCTTGGGGCTTTGCCGACGCCGCGCCGGATCTTCACGTAGACGATCTTGATTTCGCAAACAAGGATATGGCCGGCAGGGACCGGCATTTCCACATGATTAAGACCGTTTCGGCCAAATTCAAGGATCAGTGGAATATTATTGTGTCTACGCATCCGGGCGTGGTTCAGCAGCCCTACAAGGACCTGTGCAAGCAATTAGGATTGCCGTTGGATACCGAATCGACAAGTTTTTATCTCAAAGTCAACGTCGATGCGATTGTCCACGCGGGTTCGACAATGGCCATAGGGGCGCATTTTCTCGGTATTCCCGCCTATCAATTCGGGGATATTTACTGCAAGGATGCGAACAATTGGTGGATGGACCCCGAATCGCCGATTTCCAAGATATCGCCGTTTTTTGCAAAAGCCGAAGACCTGTGCCGGGAGATCGAACAATATCAGCCGGGAACCAATGCGAATGCAGAGTCGCTGAAAAACCTTGAGCAGGGCCGGTTCGGGATAATGGACGGCCACGCAACCGAGAGGGCGGCGGAGATCATAGATAAGGTGCAGGGCAAATTCAAGTTCAAATGGCCCAAGGGCAGTATCTACGATTACTCCCAACTGACTATCCTGCGTAACATCAAGATAGCGCACACGTCGGTTGTGTGCAATATCTGCGGTGAAAGTTTTGCAATTATCAACGAAAGCTACCTGGAACGTCTGGCCCAGCACGTTTTGCAGACAATCAGTTCGCATGTTAAGGGTACTATCCCCGACGAAGTCATGCAGAAGATGTGGACCGTAACACGCCAGCCTAATTGCCCGTGGTGCGGAGCAAGGTGGGTTCAGAAAGATGAATGAATATGTTAGTCGAAGTACTTACACAGCTTACGTGCAAGTTGAGGTGCAAGTTGACACTCAACTTGCATATGGCCGACTAAGGATAGATAATGCAAGATAAAGGGGTAATCTACAAATAGAAGTGTTGCTTAGGTTGCAAGTTGAGATGCAAGTTGGAGATGGCCAAATTCCCTTCAATTGTGCTAAGCAAAACATTGCCCCCTAAAGGCGTTCACGTGAACGGTCACGTGAACGCAATCCCTGAAGTGTTACTTGGGGTGTTACTTGAGGTGTTACTTGATGAGGCCCAAAAATAATGTCCAAATGAAAGTCTTAGCGATAATACAGGCAAGGTTGGGCAGTAAAAGGTTTCCCAACAAGGTTTTGGCCCAGATACCCCCCGAATCCGGCGTAAGTATGCTGGAAATGGTCGTAAGGAAGGCATGTTTGGCTACTACGGTTGACGACGTCGTGGTAGTCACGCCCGACAAGCAGATAGCCACTATGTGCGGACGGTGGAATATCAGGGCTTACATGCCTTCATGGAACGAAAGAGACGTTGTGCGGGAATTCTACGAAGCGGCGAGAGCGGAAAAGGCAGATGCCATTGTTCGTTTGACGGCCGACTGCCCGTTGTTGCAACCGCAGGAAATAGACAGGGTTGTGCGGGAATACAAGGCGGGCAATTACGATATTGTTTGCAACACCGACGAAAGCACGGGCCAGTTGAATGGCGAGGGTTCCGACGTCGAATGTTTTTCATCCTTTGCTCTGCATCTGGCAAATGTGTTCGCCATAAGAGACATGAGAGAGCACGTAACTACGTGGATGAGAAAGTACCTGATTACATACAAAATGACGCCAAGCCCGGTATTAGGCATTAAAAGCATTAATACCCTTGAGGACTACAAGTGGGTGTGTTCGTATTTTAATACAACCAGCGAAGGATAATAATCCGTAATTTTTCCATTTTTCTATTGACAACCTATTTGGGTTGTGTATAATCCGACCGTCGAGAAGCGAGACAATTAACCTGTCGAGAAGGGGAAGGCAGATGCTAAATGGGCGTCCATCTCGATGGCAACGGTTCAACGTGGACAGGTATCGAAAGTTTAGATGTTGACGAGCCGATTGGCCTGTCATATAGACAGTTAAACCACCTCTCCATAGCCGTTCGCAAGCGCATAGGCTTCGAACACGTTACTTTTGCCGACAGCACGGTGGGCGGCAAGCACCTGCCCGGCGGGGCCAGAATCCTCGGCATCGTCGAAAACACCACCGATCTGTCGAAGGGCTATGGGGATGCCTCTTACGACATTACCACCGGCAAGTTCATGGGGCGGGGCCTCGTTTACGATCAAACGAACAACGCGCTCTGGTGCGCCACCGGGGATGGAACGGTGTCTGACGACCCTTATCTGATAACCTTGCACCCCGACAGGATATGGAACGGCGGAGACGTAACGTGGGCCGGGGCGCACGAGTTTGACGGGACCGTTGATTTTACAAGTCATGTAAACATAGACGGAACATTACAGACTGACAGCCTTGTAGTGGACGGGACGGAAGTGGATCTCGGCGGCACTGCCGGAATCAGCCTGTTTTTCGATCCGACAGTGTATGCCGGTGGAGAGAGCAGTACTCGCCCGGATGGCATGATTATCAAGCATGGGACGTTGACGGTGGCCTCTAATCCCGACGATGTTTCTTTTGCGGTTGCTTTCCCGAATTCATTGGAAGGATTGGCGGTTGCTCCCGAACACAGTACGAATCCGCAATATTATTTAACGGCATCGGGGAAAACCGGCTTCACCGGCATAGGGGCGGCGGCCCAACCGACAAAGGTTCATTGGGTAGCGATTGGGCGGTAAACAAGATGGAAGCGAGGCTTGTGTTATAGATACGTTAATCAGATTACCGAATCTTGGCTTGAATTCGCAGGTTCCCGCGACAGCGCTGGACTTGCGTAATGCCGCGCGAGGCTCGGAGAATGTGTTCTACGAATACGGTCTGATAAGGTCGCCTTTTGGCATAGCCTCACTCGACACCTCTTCTGGATTGAACAGTGGGGACGCCGTTCTCGCGCTGTTCCCGTGGAAAGAGGTCGATGGTTACAGTCATGTAGCGGCGGTGACAACCCAGAAAATTTACGACCACGATAGAATAAACGATGAATGGGACGATAAGACTCAATCCGGCGTCACAATGTCGTCTAACGCGGCCAATCCCATAAGTTATGCAGAGGTGGGGCATGACGACACGGATATTTACCTAAACGACGACGCAGGCCAAAGTAATGCTTATTATCATCTGGTGGTATGCGATGGCGGGCTGAGTAATATTCAAAGATGGGCCGGAAGGTTCGAGAGCGATTTTGCCAACGTAACCGGTGGGGGGGATTACCATTCGGGAACCACCCACCGGGCGTTGCAGGTCGCTATTACCGGCCGGAACCGCATGATACAACTGAGTCCGAGGGAGTACAACGGCACTTCATGGGTGGAGAACAACCAAAGGGTTCGCTTCCCGACCATAGGTAAATTGCAGACGTGGACCGGTACGGGTTCGGGCTTCGTGGACTTGATGGACACGGGCGGGACTAACGTATGGAGCGCTAAGCTGGGGATGGATCATATTATTTATCAGACGCGGGGGATATGGTCGATTAACTACGTCGGAGGCACGACGGTATTCTATCCCCTGCCTATGATTCCCGATCTCGGATTGCTGAGCTATCATCTTCTGGCATCTGTTCGCAACACGCACTATTTTGTAGGCACTGACTACAACGTTTACGCTTACAACGGCGGCCAGGCAATAAAACCGATAGGCGACAGCATTCACAAATTTCTCCAAGACGACTTGGAGGCCGCGTATGACTATAAATGCTGGATGATAATGGGTCCGGAAGCGAAGTTTCTGTGGCTGTTTATCGTACCGTCCGGCGGCGAGTACATTACCAAGGCGTATGTAAGAAATCAACTGACGGGGGCGTGGCAGGTCAGAGACTTTTCCAGTAAGTACACTTCCGGAGGCATAACGGCGGTTGCCCTTGCGGTCGCCGAGACCTACAGCATCGGAGAGACCTATCAGGAGGCGCTGGACACCCTTTCGGCCAACGACATATCCGACGCCGGAGATGCAACGGAGCGGTACGGCGATTTACTGATGGACACCAGCAGGACCATATCGGCGGATTACACCGAAGGAACGTGGTCGGCGGGCGGATTCGATTATTCCAATAACGGCGATAATTTTCATGCCGATTTTACCGACAACGACCTGGTGGTCGTTTTTGACGGCTCGGGCGCTACGAACGTCCGGTGGGGAACGCATTATTATACGGCCTACGACGTATCAACAAACGGGTTTTCCATTTACGGCACGCAGGACACTTCCGACGACGGGGAACATGGCATTGCGGACAATTCCACTAACGTGCCCGCCGACCTGTCGGTTTCGGGGGCCGATACGATAGGGTTCTATTCCGTATGTTCCGAAGACAGCCCCGGCGAGACATACCGCGATACGGTTCGGGAAATAAACAAAAAAGACCGGCTTGTCATGGGTGACAGTGACGGCTATGTGTACGAAATGGACGAGACCTATACGAAAGACGACGGTAGCAACCTGTCCTGCCGCCATTTAACGCCCGTCATTGACGCCGGGATACCTCATAATTTCAAACGATGGGGCGGGATATTCCTCTCCGCCGACGGCAGCGAAAACGGCGCCATGCAGCTCGGTTATCGCACGGATTACTTCGAGACGTCGGACACGGGATGGACGGATTTTACGATTGATTTGTCTACAGAGAACAGACTGTTCGAGTTCTGGCCAAATGTGAGTTCCAAGAAGATTCAATACCGTATGCAGGATTTTTCCAGCAAAAGCTTTAGGGTTTCGGATTTTGTCATAGGCCAGCCGAATGTGTTGGGGACGAAATAAATGATATTAACACCTCCGATAACACCGGCGCCGGACGCCGAAACGTATCTTAACGTGATACGGCAGGACTTGTTGCGCATGGATACCGGCATAGGAGAGCCGTTTGACGTGCTTTCGGCAAAGATGGTCAAATATAACATACAAACGCTGGACGACGACGCAACTCCGAGCGTAAAGGGCTACACGGTTTGGTTAACCGGCGGAACAACAACCATAACCGACTTTGACGACGGCGTCGAGGGCCAGATCATAATTGTTATCGCTGAGCATTCACTTACTATCACCGACGGTACGAACATCTTTTTGAGCGGGTCGGCAAATTGGGATATGACCGCCACCGATACGTTGACGTTGATTTGCAAGGCGGACGGCAAGTGGTACGAAATTGGCAGGAGCGATAGCGGGGCATGATGTTTTTGAACGTAACAAATCCTAACGATGTGGCAAAATTATACCCGTGGCTGATTCCCACCGAAACGGAAAGCAGGATGGACATAGCGTGCCAACTAAGATACCGGATGGAGAAAAAACCGGACGACACCTTTGTTTTGGTAGCTGTGGACAAAGGGGTGACGCGGGCTGTTTTGATAGCACACGTAAGCGATAAGAACAGGAAGAGGGTGTGGGTGTGGCAAATCAAAGCCGAAGAGCGATTCCCGTACCGTCATAGAATGTTTGATGCGTTGAAGCAATGGGTGGAAGGTAAGGGTTGCAAGCAGGTGCGAACGAGTATTACCAGTAACAAAAGATGGCAGCGCGTACTCGAACGCAGATATGGGTTTAAGCGTCGCGGAACGGAGATGTATTGCAATGTGGCATGATGAATTTGAACCGATAGACTTAAAAGGTTTTGTGATTCGATACGCGCCAGGTATGTGTAAGCGGTGGGACCAAACAGAAAAAGGCAAGCAGCAGACCACTACAAGTTACACTCCGTTTCAGGCCCCGATACTGAAAGACCTGAAAGACACATATTCACCTTACATAGGGGAAGGGGTTTTGGGCGGTCTTTCCGATCTGGAGGAAAAATCCCTTGGTATGCTCCAGTCGGCCAATGTGTGGGACCCATTAGTCAGTACGGGCAAGGGCCTTCTGACCGGCACTATGGGGGCCGAGAAAACCACACCGGAAACGGCGGGCCGCGCTTTCGACAAGACAGTAGCCGAACCGGCGCTGAATCTATGGAAACGGACCTTACAGCCGGACATCAAGGAATCGTATGCGGGGCCGGGTTATTGGGGCAGCGCAAGGGCCGGGGCGGAAAAGGACGCGGCGACAGAACTTGGCAAGGGATTGAGCGCGGGACGCGAAAAGTGGATGTGGGACGTCGAGCAGTCCAATAAGGCCATTGACGAGGCAAGGGCAGGCAGGGCGTTGTCTGCGCTGGGGGCCGCGCCGTCGAGTCTTTTGGGATGGACTACGGGCCTTGCTCGATTTGGCAATGAAACGCAGAGGCTTTTGAATACCATTACCGATCCGCAGGTGTTGAATGTTCTGACTACGATATTGGGGACAAGCCCGGCGGGTGGTTCGACGACGAGAAGCACATCGTCGCCGTCGCAATTCCAACAGATACTCAATTGGCGAGACGCTTTCGGGCAACCCGCCATGAAAACCGCGACAGGCGGCGTTGGTGAAGGGATTGGAGCTTTTCTCGGAGGTTAAAAAAATGGCTGATATATTTGGTTCAATACTTAAAGGCAAACATGACACCTTTGGCGATGCGATGAAAGCCGGATGGGCGGGCAGTAAGCGTGGCCGCGAAGAAGAACAGGACAGGTCCAACCGTGCGTTGATTGACGCCCGTTTAGCCTCAGAAGAGGCCCGGAAGGCGTATTGGGAACAACAGGGCGGGCAATCGGAATCGTCAGGAACTCCTCAGTATATGATTGACTCAGTACAGAAATTTCGCGACCAGTTGGCTGCGCAGAGAGAGTTAATGGCCGAGCAATCCCAAGACACTGCTGGCGTTGATGAGGCTATAGGAAGGATAGACAAATGGCTCAATACGAATCTCGGCCTTACGCCGCAACCGAGTTCGTCGCGCACATTACCTGGATTCATGGGCGTGCCGACGCCGGCCAGCCCAAAACCGGACGACTTTAATACGCAGGCGGTAAAGAGCTGGACCAAATGGATGCCTCCGGCGGCGAATAAGGGCGTTGGCTCAAAGAATGCAGCGATGGGCGCACTGGGCGGCTTGTCGTCCGCACAGCCGGCCAAGCCGACAGTGGATACTGGCATTGCGAAAGATGCTGCAAAAAAACTGAGGGATGGGTGGCAGGCGGTTTGGGAAGAGATGAATGCAGCGGAAAGACAAACGGCGCGCGAAGCCCTGAAATTAGGGAAGACCGAAAAGGAAATAATAGCTTATTTTAACGAGCACAAAAAATGAACCGATTGGCCGGTCTAATAGATAAAGAGCCGGAGATTACCAACCGTCTTGAAGGTTTGCTTGCTCCGGCTAAAGAGGCAAAGCCGACTAACCGCCTCGAAGGCTTGCTTGCCCCGGCCCCCAAACCACTCCAACTCGCAGGCGGGGTAAACGTCCTGTCGCCCGGCGTGATAGAGTCCCCGGATACGGACGCGCCGATAGTGGCTTCACCTACGGTAGATCCTCAAATGCTGTCGAGAGTAAGCTCGGCGCTTGCGGAGCCGCAGGCGCCCGAACCCGGGCGCGATGTTCGGATGGGAGCGACTAAGGCAGGTCAGTACACGCCGGGCGGATTGGCGATAGTGCCGCCGAAGCCCAAAACGGTATCGGAAAAGGCGGCTGATACGGACATTCTCGATGTTATCTCTCACATGCCCGGTGCTTCTTTGGTGGGATTGAATAATATCAGGAAAAAGATGTATGAAATCGCCAAGGAGAGGCTTGAGAAGGGCGATTACGGCCCTACGAGACGATACGGCATGACACCGATGGGCGGCTACATGACCGTAAGTGCCCCGGCGACGAAAAAGGAACTCGAAACAACCGTACAGGATTACGAGAAAAGCGTCGAAAGGGGCGAGACTATTCCAGCGGCCATTGTCGGTGGCATTGCGGACCTCCCCGGCTATATGGCCGAGATGAGTTTTGGTGGAATTGATAAAGTCAAGTCGGTTCCCGCCGCACTGACGTTTGCCGGCAAGATACTTCCCATCCAGTGGGGTAGGGTACAGGATGCAATTACCGAGCAGGTTGATAGCGGCGAAAAGGGCTATATGGCCATCGCTAAAGGCATAGGCGATACATACATCGAGAACCTTTCAGAAACCAGTGGCGGGGCCATAAAGGCAGTGGCGGCGAGGATGCCTTTTGCGGGAAAACTCACAGGCGCTCTGCGTAAATTTGCAAAGGGAAAATACGGATGGTCGGATGATAGATTCTGGAAGGAAGTAAGTAATCGTGTGGGTTATCACGGGCTGCTTGAGGAATGGGGAGAAGAAAGGGTCGGCACGTTCCTTCGGGGATTAGTCAATGTTAATGACTACGGCGCGGGCAAGGATTCAACGCCACAGGAAAGAATACTCGCCGGAATGGCGAACGACCTACAAGTACAGAACCAACTTATAGAGATTGGCGTTCTAACAGCGTTCCCGGTTGCCAAGCATGTAATGAGGGACAAAGAAGGAATAAAGGCCCACCAACAGGCCGTCAGAATGTTCCGCCGGGAATTGGGCGCAATCACAACATCCCCGTCAGCCCCCACGGAAGTCACCAGAGAGTCTCTGACAAAGGGGCTGTCGAAGGCGTTTGGAATAGAGACGGACCAGATAGCGCCGGGCGTCATGGAAAAGCTGCAAACGCCGAAGGCCGAGGTTACGCCGGAGAAACGCGCCGAGGCCATAAATCGAGTCAAAGACATACTTTCTAAGGATCAGTTCAAGGAACTCGACGACGACGCAAAATACGATTCGGCCCGAAAGATGCTCGGCAAATACGGCATCGAAGCCACAAAAGAGGAGATTATCGGCTCTGAGGCCCAAACGACGGAAGAGGCGGCCACAGGCCGGGTAGTAGAAGATAAAACGACTGGCGCGGTATCTGAGCCGTCTGAGACGGGGGTTGCTGAGGCCGTAGGGGAGAAGGAATTAGAGCGAACAAAAGAAACACCAGACGAACGGAAGTATTTCACTGAATTACTCCTAAGTGAACGCCAGCGATTAGAAAAGGAAATGCGCGACGAGGGCATTGAATTTTACCCCGAAGGCGAATTACAAAGATACAAGCGCAGGCTGGCAGACATAGATAAAGATTTACGGCGACGTGGATATACAGGGCCGAGAATAACATTAGAAAAAGAGGCCAATGAATGGGTCTTAGCTAAGCCCGCAGAGACAAATCCCGCCGCCCCTGTAGGGGAGAAGGGGGAGGCCGCAACAAAGCCTGCTGCCGAGAAGAAACCGGCAAAAGCGAGCGAGAAGGGCAAGGCTCTCGCCGAGAAGCAGCCGTGGGAGATGATGAGGGAGGACTTTATTGGGGAAGGGTACTACTACCGTCTTAGTACCACAGACATTGCTCTCAAGCGGCAGGTAAACGAATGGCAAAGAAAAGTAGATGCACTGCCTGATAGCGAGGGTGCCGCAAAAGGGCTTGCTCGCGCCCTCCGCAAACAGAAACTTGCTAATGACCACCGCGCCGCCGTTAAAACTGCCACCGAAGAAAATCTCCCCGTCCCCCGCCCCGTTCTCGAAGAATACAAAGGCGAGAAGTGGGCCGACGATGCTTTAGCGAAACTCGCCGAGGCAAAGCCGGGGGAGAAGAAGGGGGAAAAACCATACAAGATAGGCAAGAAAATTACAGTTAAGAAAAGATATTTTGGCGATCCACTGGTTCGTGAATGGTCCGGCAATGAAGTTTCGCTTAGGGACTATCCTGATATTACGGTATATCAAACGAAATCCGGTTGGATTGTTGGCTATGATAAAGGCGGAGCGTTCGGCAAAGAACATTCGGGGGGAGGGTGGATAGGATTTGACACCAAGCAAAAAGCTATAAAAGCATGGATCGCGAAAGCGCAGGCCGAAGAAGCCGAAACCACTGAGGCTCCCACCGAGGCAAAGCCGGGGGAGAAGAAGGGGGAGGCCAAAGAGCCGACGGTAGCCGCGACCAAGGCGGAGAAGGGAAAGGAGACCCCAAGTGAAGCCAAAGAACAAGCCCGTACTGAGTCTGAGCCAGGTGCAGAGGTACACGAGCGGGAAGCAGTTGACCTTACACCCACAGGAAAACTCGACCCGACAAAAGAAGAAGACGCCCT